ACTGGGGTGAGACCTTCATGGCTCTTCTCTACACTGCGATTGACAACGAAGCAGGACTCAGGCTTTCTCAGGCTGCTTCTCCGCGACGATCTTAGGTAGCACGATCTTCTCACCCTCCCTAGACGAACAGCCATGAACCTCAGGTAGACGACACCGAATGCAATACTCAACCTTACAAAGACATGTATACGACAAGTGACTTTTCCTTTTGCAGTGTGGGCACTTCATTTGCTCTTCATCTTCCTTGCGGGAACTTTCCGTTTCCCAAAGACAATGAAGATCCGCTATTCAGCCGAAGTGGACCCTGACGTAGACTACCCCAAGCAAGAGTTCCTTGACCTCCTTCAAATCTACCTTGCGGACCCAGACGGATGGGAAAGCAAGGGATATAGTTTTGTCTACGACCCCAAAGGTCCAGTCAAGATTCGGCTGTCCTCTCCAGCTACAATCGCAAAGACCTGCGGACTCCCTCGGGACTTGTCGTGCGCAGAGTTGGGAGGGCATCATATCTATCTGAATGCGTCACGGTGGAAACACGGAGCCAAGGCAAGTCAGTTGCCTCTGGATTCGTATCGTCAGTATATGGTGTCTCATGAGATGGGGCATATTTTAGGTCATGAACATGTGAAGTGTGTTCCGGGGAAGCCCGCACCGATTATGTTGCAGCAAACTCTGGGTCTGAAGGGTTGTACTCCGAATACGAAGGTTTAGTTGGAGTACGCCAGTCCACCCATGCCGCTCATCACGCGGAAGATGTTGTAGTTCACCGCATACATGCGGAAATTGAACGGGGTAGTCTTGGTCGGCTTCGCAACGCCGGATGTCGTGACGCTATCAAACACGAGGGTCGTCGTGTCAATGCGGGAGAAGTTACAGGACCCCGACGGCTGGTGCTCCTCAGGCTTGAGGGCAAACGAGTATACATTGATCGGGTTCTCGTGAGGAGTGTAGTTGACGTTCGGGAGCGAGAAAGTAAACGACTCTGCCACTGTTACATTTGCCAGCGCCGGTTCAGTGAGCTGGTATGTTCCCACGCCACCATTGCCAGTTCCGTAAGATTGGATAATCGTTCCGGCGGGAAGGTTTGCGTTCGTTACCAGCGCTCCCTCAATGATATTTCCTCCTACTGATCCTGTGACAGTCAGTACATCTCCAGTAAGAGTTGCATTGGCAGTAAACGTGGTGACAGTCTGAGCAATCACCTGGGCACGCATCGGCCAGAAGGCACCGCCCGAGTGGTGCTGGTACGGCTGAACCTTCCAGAAGTAATCGCCGTAGCGCTCATCGAAGCGGTCCTGACCGTTGAGCTGGAGGCGGCAACGGTTGACGATGTCGTCGTAGCTGAACGGCTGTGTGTAGCCCACGTTGGTCGTGAGCGTTGATCCGCAGTCCGTCTTGCGGGCATCCTGGAACACCCACACCAGCTCCTTCACCGGGTGGTTGAGCGTCAGGTCAATGCGAGCCGACGAGGTCGTGATGGTCTGCTGGAGACCATACTGGAGCTGGTCGATCAGGTACTCATGTGAGTCCTGGGCAAAGCGGCGGCGCTCATCAACATCCAGGTAGATGTAGTCAAAGTAGAGTGCCATGTCCTTCAGCTGGGGAAGGGCCGCAGCCTTCGTCGCGATCGTGCCCGCAGAACCAGGCGTGCCCGTAACAAGGTCAGTCGCCGCCGACAGCGTGATGTTGAAGCGCACCTCGTGGTACTGGAGGGCGATGAGCGGCAGCGCCAGTCCCGGGTTGCGGCAGAACCAGAACTGCAGGGGGATGTACAGGACCGCAGGGCGACCGCCACATGACACGGCAGTTGTCTCCGTACCACCGAGGTATCCACCCAGCATGCTGTCCAGCTTCACGGAGTTGTCAAAGTTAGAGGTCAGGTTCTCCCAGAGGAAGAGCCACTCGCCGTAATGGGTATCCATGATCTGTCCGCCGATCTCCACCTCAATCTTCCTGAGCATCTGGTAGCCAAGGCGACGCTCCCACGCAGCTGACCACTTGACATCAGCCGTGAATGTGTCGGGGAGGGTCACCTCAATGTAGGTCTTGTAGATCAGGTCAGCATTGCGGTTAACGACAGCCACGACGCGCTGTCCATACTGCGGTGTGCCCGTGAAGTTGACACGCATCGCCTCCATGGCGAAGTTCGTGTGACGCTTGTACATCACCTTCCAGAAGGTAATGTGCGGGTTTCCAGTGATATAAGCATCCTGTGCGCCATAGGCAACAAGCTGAAGAAGTCCTCCGCCCATTGTGTTTATCTTTTGCGAGGATATATTCTTCTGCGATTGAACAATGAAAGAGCCGCAGGTGGAGCGGTTTTGCTCCTGTATAAAGAAGGTCAAGAAGACCTTGAAGGCACGCAAAGGGTCAACGCCGGAACAAGGGGCAATCGCCATCTGCACCAAGTCAATCCTCCAAAGCAAAGGACGTACCCTCAAGAAACTCAAGTGTCAAGATGGCATCCTGAAGACCCAGCCCATGAAGGGCGGTGTAATGATTGCGATGGGTGCGGATACACCGGTGTTCTATCACGAGGGGTTCATCACGTATAAAAACTTGAAATACGATGATGAGGACAAGGCGTGGGTGTTGAATGACTATCCTGTCCCAGTCGCAGGAGAGCGGGATTTGTTTGATACATTTATCGCACTTCGCCCTGTTGTTCGGTTAGTCCCTGCAAAGGGTGAAGAAATGGCTATCCATCGGACCATTAAGGAGTGGCTTGGACAGGGTACGGGTCCGTATCTGGATAGCTACATCAAAATGCACACAAATACATTTGTAGGCGTTTACTCCGTAGACATCAAGCGAACCTATGAGAGTGTCCCTGCTAGCCAATTGAAGGACAAACTTGGGTATGTAACGGTTAACGGAGAAGACACCGAGCCATGGTATGGTCTGTTAGCCTGTCACCAAAGAATTAACATCTACGGACTGCCCGACGAGAGTAAAGTTGAACCTATCAAGGACATCTTGAAGACACTGCTTCACATTGATGGGCGGTTTATCCACAATGACCTTCATATGGGAAATGCCGCACTAATGGATGACGGAACCACAGTCATTCATGACTTCGGGCGCTCTAAGATTCGCGATTATCTGCAGAAGCACACCAATTACAAGGTTAGTTTTCCCCAATGTCACAACGAGCGAGTGTTACGTACTAACATGCTAGACTTTGCTGCCAATCATGACTTCCATATTGGGTATGGGCAATTCTTCTACCTTGCTAGGTATTTCCAGAAGGAGTTTGAGAAGATAGCAGACTTTGGTAAGTGGCTTGATACAAGTAGTTACGACCCAACGAAGCCAGAGAACAACAGGCTCAAGGACAGGAACTCGCGAATGATAGCAAAGGAGACCAATACCAGGATTAACCTGTACAAGATTGATAACAAACTAGACTACGACGAAGCTACAAAGACGGAGAGAACCGTACAGTTTGGTTCAAGCGCTGTAGACCTGTATTACCTAGAGCCGATGTACGAGACGCGATACCACCAACTAGCCCGAATCTTTGATATCCTCTCTGTCCTCAAGCCTCTCCATGATTGCACTGCAAATGGTGCGCAGTTTACGCAAGCTTCACGGGCTGCAAAGGAGTTACTCACAGCCATCCACGTAACACCTCCCACATGTTCAGCCGAACAGGTGCGCGCAATCCTTCTTAAATACAGCCTGATTGTTGAAAGCACGATGGAGGAAGATATCGCCAAAGCCGACGCATATTGGAAGACTACAAACGATGCCCGAAACGGTGGAAAATCCCAAGAACAACGTGCTGCTGAAACTATCACCAAAGTGCCTCCTCCTTCTCCTGCAGGAGGAGCAGTAGCCGAGTGGGATACAGATGATGGCGGCCCACTGTTACCGGAACTCAAATCAGACGAGTCAAGACGCAAAAAGGTTGTTGAATATCTGAAGAGGGAAGCCGCAGAACCCGTGCCCGACTTCAAGGGGCGCCCTGAAATGGCGGATATTGCGAAAGCTACGAAACCTGAAGAGCTGGACGTAAAGGATGGGATAAATCTTGGATCTGGTCGTCGTTCCTTTAAGAAGCGGTTGCCCCGACTCGTGTAAGGGCTTCTTGGCACGCCATCTGCTCAGCCTTCTTGCGTGTGGTTCCCGATCCAATCCCATAGACCTTCCCAGCTACAAACACCGCAACCACAATCTCATTCTTCTTCGGGTCGTTGGACCGTAGCTCATAGGTCGGTGTGCACTTGAACTCGCGCTGACAGTACTTCTGGAAGAGGTCCTTGAAGTTGGTAGCCGAGTTCACAATCTCATCAATGTCCAGGTAGGTCTCCATCACAGTGGTCACATATGTATAGACTGTAGCAAAGCGGTTGCCACAGTCCGTCCATAGCGCCCCGATGAAGGCTTCAAAGATGTCACCCAGCTTCTTGGTGTTGGTCCGTCCAGAGATTGCGACCGAGTCCTCGTTGTGCCGCGAGATGACATAGAATCGATTGAGACCTACCTTGACCGACAGCTCACCGAGCCGCTCATTGTTCACCAGCTCCTTGCGGGCGTCCGTCAAGAACCCCTGCTTCTTCTCAGGGTACTTCTTGCGCAGGTACGTGGCGATACAGGCGCCAAGGACTGCATCACCCTCAAACTCTAGGCATTCGTAGCTCTCATCTTGGAGAGGCATGACACCATGTGGGCAGGGAGCCAGAGACGCAGGGCGACCATCTGGGGTCGTATAGTCTGACCTGCGCACATAGGTCGTATGAACCATTGCCGTCTGAAACACCTTACGATGTGTCACACGATAATGGGGGAGACCGTGACGATGTAGGATTCTATGAATGTCGTCTTCGGTGAATGTACGATTGCCAGGGTTGTAGGGCGAGTATGTGTCCATGCTCCTTATGGCTTCATTTGGCTTTTATTCGTTTTCAAACAACAATGGGACAGAGACACTCATTTGCCTATAATGTAGTGCGGACTCCAGAGACAGCCCCTCCGATCACAAAGACGGCAGTGGATGTATCCACCTGCCACTACACCATCCCGAAACGCAAAGACATGGCGGTTTGTTTTGTCTTCTTTAACCCTGCTAGGTCCAAGAAGATGGTGATGAACTACTACTATACCGTTGAGAAGCTCAAAGCAGCAAAGATGCCCTACTATACACTTGAACTCGTATTTGACAAGTCAGAGATTACCGAGGCCTTCCATGTCAAAGGGGAGAGCGCACTGTTCCACAAGGAGAAGCTCTGTGCTCTGTTGGAGAAGAAGGTACCATGGTGGTATTCCAAGCTGCTGTTCTTGGATGCAGACATCATCTTTGGCCGTCCTGACTGGTACATGGAGGTCTCTCAGTTGCTCAACACCTACCAGGTGGTACAGCCGTTCTCCACCGCAGTGTGGCTAGACTCTACCTACAAGAACGTAGTACAGGAGCGGTTGTCGGTGGTGTTCATGAAGAGGACATCCACCTACGACTCTGCGTATCACCCCGGGTTCGGATGGGCCTTTCAACGCAAGTGGTTCCGCAAAGTGGGCTTCTACACGGAAGGCATCACGGGGAGTGGAGACACACTGTCGTCAGCTGCGTGGATGGGTGTGAAGTTTCACCCTTCCTATCTGCGCCCAGCCTTCGCGGCCTCGTATGCAGAGTACTGTGCGATGGACCTACCAACCATGTCCTGTGCGCGGGGGACCATCTACCATCTCTGGCATGGATCCAACAAGAACCGTCAGTACGTAGACCGTCACAAGATTCTGGACGGAATCCGCGATGTGCGCCACATCTTGGAGGATAAGGATGGGGTATGGGTCCTAACCGACAAGAAGGTGGAGGAAAAGCTTCGCCAGTACTTTATCTCCCGCGACGACGACGGGGTTTAAAGATATTTTCTCGGTGATACTCATACGTTGATGGTGAGAAACATATCAACGCTGGCGTTTCGTGCGGTTCAGACACATCAGTCGTTGTCGAGTGCGGTGACGAGACTTCAGCGTGGATTCTTACCCCTAGAAAGCGTCCTCACAGCACAAAAGGAACTAGATGAACTTGCAAAGATTCTTGATAGCATACGAGCAGAGCTCAAGCACAAGCCGGTTTACAAGCAAACGGAAAATAAGTCATAATGAGCGAAGTAGTCATTGCAGTCCTCGCGTTTATTAGTATGGCAGTTGCCTGTGGCTTCTACTATTATCTAGCCCGCTACCGTCAGTTTAAGATGATGAAGTCGCCGTCCAACGAGAACCTGTCCACCATGACTCAGTCGGATCCAGAGCCCCTGAGCTCAAACCCGTAGTCATCCTCAACCAGTGTCTTCTCATGGCGACGGATAATCTCTAACATAACCTCCTTTCCTACCGGCGCAGGCAGTATATCGTTGAGGTAATACTCAAGCGTCTTCTTGGAGAGCGACCAACCCTTTTTCCACTGGTTTGGTCGCTTTACCACAAACATCATCTTGGACTCCTTCAGTTCAATCTTGTCGGGCAGTGTTGTGGACGCATACGCAGCCGCAAGGTCCAGTTCAAGTGTCCTCTTTGTGTCACGCAGTTCAGATGCGTTAGTGTTGACCTCAGTTAGCTTCTTGGAGACGTTGACATAGCGTGCGAGGATGGGTGTAAGGGTATCCATTGTGCTCTCCTTGTTCTGTGCGCAGGTGATTTCGTTTTTAATACGGGCAAGTGCGGGTATCATGACCAGGTCGTCCACAGTCTCCGCACTTACGGACGTGCGGGCGCAGGCGCGAAAGCTCACACTGTAGCCTGTTGTTCTCAGACTTCGCCATAGCAAGCTCAGCTTGCGCGATGAACTTGTCATGAGCCTCCTTAGCAACCATGCCCTTGTACTTTTCGTTCTCTGCCAACAGTGCGTCGTTCTGGGTGGTCAAGTCCTGGATCCTCTGCAGCCGTACTGTTTGGGAGCGTGTATGTGCTCCTGCTACGTCGGTTAGTCCATAAATCACCTTGTTAGCAGTATTCATCAGAGTCTTCATATTCGTCTTGATGTCGTCAATGCAGAGCGTTGTGCTGTCCATTATTGCTACTACGTCCCGGACGTGCGCGATTTCCGTTTTTCCTCGCATCCTAGTAATGCTCGGAGCAGCCGAGATTGACCGTCTCCGTACAGTCTACAACAAGGAACATCCCCACGAACGACCCATTGGGAAGGGATCGGCTGGACCCACATGGGCCGAGATTCGCAAGCGCCTGCACTCCAAGTGCTCTACGGGCACACCGTCCTGCATTGTGTCGGCCATGATGAAGCGCCCGAAGGCCCCCGAGTCATGGGGTAAGAAGAGGACAGAGTGGCTGAGCTCAGATGACATTGACAAGGTGGAGAAGCAGTACCAGACTCTGTTCGAGGACTACCACTTTGTTGGGTGTGTACCCATTGACTTTGGCAGGAAGTCAGAGCTTGGTGAGTGCATCGTGTCAGCTCTTTGCTCCCTGAAGCTCACCAGCCTTGCGAAGAGGGGTAAGCACCGCATTGGCATCGTCTTCAACACAGATACATCCGATGGCCCCGGGCAGCACTGGATTGCGGCGTTCTGCGATATTCGCCCCGAGCTAGAGTACCCGAGGATGACCTACTTTGACTCGTACGCCCATACCCCTGAGCCCGAGATCCAAGAGCTGATGAAGCGGTGGAAGTCGCAGTGGGACGCCACAGGGATGCACAAGCAGCCGATGGAACTGTCATACAACCATGTGAGGCACCAGCGCAAGGATTCGGAGTGTGGGATGTATTGCCTGTACTTCCACTATGCGTGCCTGCTAGACATCCCGATGAATGTGACAATCCCTGACGATGAGATGAACGCCTTTCGCGATTTGCTGTTTGACATGCCTGAAAAATAAGAACAATGAAAGACAATATGGAGGCCGTCCTCATTTTACTCCTTCTCGCAGCAATAGTCTACATGGTACTGGGCGAGGTCAAGGATCCGCCCAAGCTATCCTACAAGCGCCTCTGTGATTACTATGTTCCGGGTAGTGTGTACGAGAACCCCTCAGACGCATTGGCTCGCGGTGTACGTCTGATGGAGCTCCATGTCTACGGGAATGAGCAGGATGAGCCCGTGGTCATCTTCCACCCTGAGCGCCGCGACGATACGAATGCCGTGTCGTTTGAGTCGGTCTGCGTCAAGATCCTCAACCAGGCGTTCCCCAGCA